ACTAAAGAAGCGGGAGTTTCTGTTTTAATTGGTGAACAAACCGAACTTTTTTGTGGATATACTTTAAAACCACTTTCCCCGATACAAGTAAAAGGTAAAGAAAAACCTTTAAAAATTTTCACTTTTTGATATATAATCAAGGGACCAGACCTTGTGCTGCAGCTTACGGGAAGGGCTTTAACCCGCAAAACGTTAAAATACGCAGGAGAGACATGGTTGGAGTTGATAAAAAAGCTTACGCAGGCAAGAAAGGAAGTCGTTCAGACTTCTATATATACACGGCTAACGGAAAAAGAATAAAAACAAGGAGCCGTTTCTAATGAGTCTTGCTTTAATTAAAAGTCCTGATATTAAATATCAAGAAGTACAGGAATTCTTTGATCATAAAGAAAATAAAATAAAATTTCAAAATAAAATAAAAGAATTTGAAGAAGCTATTAGGCAACATTGTGAAGAAAACAATAATCAAGATTTAAACAGCCAAATAACGGGTCAAACAGAAGGAGCCGTTACACATAATTTTGCAGATGGACAGTATATAAGACAAATTGTTATGCCTAAAAACCTATTAGTTTCAACTAAGATACATGCTAAAAATCATCCGTTCTTTATTATGAAAGGCGAAGCATCTATTTATAGCGATAAAGGCGTAGAACGTATAAAAGCACCATTTCATGGAATAACCGAAGCAGGTACAAAAAGAGTTTTATATATACATGAAGAATGTACATTTATAACAGTGCATAGAACAGATTGTTTAACTATTGACGAAGTTGTAAATGAAGTAACCGTTGATGATTTTTCTAAATTAGAATTAAAAGGTTTTGATATAGAACAGATAGATAAAGTATTGGAGAAAATATAATGGCACTTGCAGCAATAGCCACAGCAGTAGCAGTTAAAACAGTTTCTAATGTTTTAACTCATAAAATTTTAGGAGACCCCGAAGCTCCTGCACAGATAGGTAGTGGAACTGTTCCTAAACCAGAAGCAGGAGCAGAAATGGCTATTGATCCTGTGGAAGGAAGTGAAGTTCAAAGTTTTGGAGAGTTTACAACAGACGATCCTACTCAACCAACAAACCCTGATCAATACGCAATGATTATGGAGCAACTAAATGCGGCAGGCGTGGATCCTTCTGAATTAGAGAATTATGGAATAGCGGGAATGTATCTAGGAGGGTACTTAAATCGTTCTCTTGGAGGAGGACTAGGTATTATGGATTTATTAACGGAAGCCGATTTTGCCGTAGATATGCCCTTAGAAACACCTGAACCTGATTTAGAAATAGAACCTGATATTCCTGCTCCTGAATTACCTGAGCCCAGTCGTTTAGAAAAAATAAAAGAGTGGATAGAAAGTCAACCTCCAGAAGTTCAATCAGCCATTATGGGAGGAATAACTAGTGTAGGAAGTGCGGGGATAAAAAGGTTAATAAGTGGAAAAGGAACACCTGCGGCTCGCGTATCAAAAACACAAACACTTCCAGGAAACGCAAACAGGAGAAGGCAAGTACAATTTAAACCTATTGAGGGTTCATCGTACGCTGATGGTGGTGTTTTACAGCGACCTATGTTTATGCCTAACGGAGGAGCTATGCGCGGTCCAGGAGGACCGAAAGACGATTTAATACCTGTTATGGCGAGTAATGGAGAGTTTATGCTTTCTAAAGCCGCTGTTGATCAAGCGGGAGGCGGAAACCATGCTAAAGGTATAGCCGCTTTAACTAAGTTTAATAAATTAGGAAATATGAGATATGGCTAGTAGAGAAGATCAAGAATATTCGAGTCAAGCCCCCGCCCCCTATATAGGGCAATTTTTACAGCAAGGGATTTTTCCTTACGCTTCTACTTTTTTACACGATCAGTTTGCTAAGTATGGCGAAGCGGATTCTAGTCCTTTTACTTATACAGGACAACGAGTAGCTGATTTTGATCCCAGAGAGTTGTATGGTATGCAACTTTCTGATGCTGCGATCGGTAGTTATAGACCGTATCTAAGACAACAATCATCGTTACTAGATGAAGCAGGTAGAAGTGTTAGGGCAGGACAGGAGTTAGGACGAGGGCTATACGGTAGATCAGAAGACACTGGTTATGCGTCTACTGCGGGTTTTGACCCAAGAGGCATAGGTAGTTATTACAACCCCTATGAAGAAGACGTTGTACAACAAACACTTAGGGATGTGCGAGAAGGCTTATCTAAAGGCGACATGGCTCTCAGAGATGAAGCCGTTGGAGGTGGAGCGTTTGGAGGCGCTAGGTCTCGATTAAGACGAGAAGATTTAGCCGCAGACACAGCTAGAGGCGCAACTGAAGCGATAGGAGCTATCCGTAGTGGAGGCTATCAAGACGCCGCTAATAGAGCCCAACAAGCTTTTGAATCAAGAATGGGTAGATTAGGAGGATTAGCAGGGCTTCAATCACAACTAGGACAAGGTTATTTTGGAATGGGATT